GCTGCGGGCGGCTCCCTGATACGCCGAAATGATGTTGTCGCGGATCGAACGGTCCGCGCCATTGCCGCCGAGTGTGGGATTGCCGCTGCCGCTCGGCGCCCCATTGATCGACGAGCCGGCCCGCCGTGCCGCCGCGGCCTTGGCCTGGCGATCCCCGGCCTCGCGCCGATTGCCGCGCTCGAATTCGCTGGCGATCAATTCTTGACGGATCTGGGGGCTGCTCCAGGTCGCCCGTTCATAGAGGTCGTTCAATACCGGCTCCCGGCCCATCTGGCGATCGAGCCTGGCCAATCGCACCATCTCGTCCTGCACCGCCACAAAATGCGGATGCGCCGGCCGGCCTTCGCCATCGGTCGCCGCACTAAAGGCGTTGATCTCGTTCTGCGCCTGGGTCAGCCGCGCGGCCTGCATCGCCTGCATCTCGGCCTGGCGCGCGGCTTCGAGATTACCGACCCGGGCGGCGATATCGCCGTCGCCCGAGGCATACTGCTGAGGCGCCGGCTGCCCGGCACCGCCGGCACCGCCGCGCAATTGGGTCAGATAGCGCGCCACCGCGGCCGGATCACAGCCATATTGGTGCAGGATGCGGGCCGCCATGATATCGCGGTTCTGCGGATGGTTGAGCTGGGCGTCGGCGGCAGCGAGCTGATAGATATAGCGGCCCGGCGACAACCCGGCGCGGGCCAACGAGGCCTGCACCTCGGGCAATTCCATGGCCTGCTGAAACCCGCCGTATTCACGCTCCAGTAGGGCCGCACGCTGCAATTTCGTCCCGAAGCCAGTCTCCATGCGCTTGTAGAGCCGCAAAAACTCGGGCCGCGCCTCGACCGGCAATGCCTCGAAGCTGGTCCTGTCCTCTTCGCTCCAATGCTGCGGCGCCGACCGCCCGTCATCGGCGGGCGTTCTTCGGCCGGCTCCTTCGCCAGCGTCCTGCGTACCGCCAGCGCCCGCAGCGGCCGCCGCCACGCCCTCGTCTCGCGGCTCCGCGGTTGTTTGCCTGTCCGCTGGAGAGGGCCCTCCAGCGGGCCGCGCCGCGGGTTCTAGAGGAGCCCGGGGGGCCCTCTCGGCCGACGGCTGCTCGTGCCGCGTCTCGCCGCCGCCGCCCTCACCCCCGGTCGCCTCGGCCAAGGCCTGGCGCAAATCCTCCCCGGCACCGGTGTCGCTCGAAGAAAACCGTCCCTCCGACATCACACCCCTCCGTCACTCGACCTGCACTATGGCGACCTGCACTACTTTGGTGATTTCGCCGGGTACCACGGGCACTCGTCGGCGAGCATCGCGTAAGCCGCAGCGTCCTCGCCGTTCTTCAGCGCCCGGCGCGCAACGCCCTCGAACTGAAACCCGAGCCGCTCCAAAAAGCGCCGCACCGGGGCGTTGGCGACCGCGGTCGCCGCCGTCAAGCGCCGCACCCGCCACTCGCCGAACGGCACCGCAAAGATCCCGAACAGCACGTTCTTCGTCGCCCAATGCCGATCGGTCGCGGCGATCACCGCCTCGGCGAGATGCGGCTGCGGACGGATAAAGCCGATCCCGGCGATCAGCATGCCGCGCCAGACGACACCGACCGCCGCGGTTGGCCGAAACCGGTCGATCATCAGTTCGCGGGCGATCCATTCGGCGATTTCGTCGTCGTGTCTGCGGATCAGCCGGGGTGCGCCGGCATCGGTCATTTGCCGAAAATGCCGCCGAGCGCCGCGCCGATCCCGCCGCCGCCGCCAGCATTGGCGGCATTGAACGCCGCCAAGGACAGATTGGGGTCGGCCGCGACACCGGCGACGTCGCCGGCGCTCAGTCCGGTGCCGGCAAAATTCGCGAGGCCCCCGCCGCCGCCAAGATTGAACAGCCCACCGCTAGAGCCAAACAGACCGCCGCCACTGCCGAGACCCAAGGCGCGCGCGCCGAGATTGCCAAACCCCAGCATGTTCGAGAGGTTCTGCTGGCCGGCGTTAAAGCTGGCTTGCTGCGCCAGGGTCGCCGCCGTCTGGGCACCGACCATGTTGGCCGGCGAGACCGTCGCCGGCGAGCCGCCCATCGTCGGGATCGAGATCGGCCAGGTCGGCGCGACATTGACACCCGGTGCCGCCGCTCCCAGCGTGCCGAGCCCGAGATTGAACAGGTTCGTGCCGAGGGCGCCGAAGTTCTGGGCGGCACTCCACGGCGCCCCAAACGCCGCTTGCGTCACCCCGAGATTGCCCTGCTGCGCCTGCAGGTTTTGACCGGAGGCCGCGGTGATCGCCTGGTTGTAGAGATCGGCGAGGTTCACCCCCTGGCCAAACAATTGCTGCTGCGCCTGGTTGGTTAGTCCGGCACCCGACAGCAGTGCCGCGTTCTGGAACTGCCCCATCGTCGAGAGGGCCTGGTTGGTGAGCCCCGCACCCGACAGCAGCGCCTGATTGGTGAAGCCGGCGCCGGCGAGCGCGGTCTGGTTGGCAAAATTCGCTATGTTCTGCTGGGCCTGGTTGGCGAACTCGCCGCCGGCGATCGACTGGCCGAAGAGCGCCTGCTGTTGTGCGTTGCCGGCCTGCACCGCCTGGTCCTGGGCGTTGCCATAGGCCTGCTGCTTCTGGTTGTTGAAGTCGAGCATCGCCCGGCTGAAAGCCGGCGAGCCTTCCTCGATGCCCTGGTCGGCGAGGTTCTGCCGCAGCGATTCCTCGGCCTGCGAAAATTGCGGATCGAGGTACTGCTTCTGTTGGTTGTAGGCGGCATCCTGCGCCTGCTGCGTCAGCTGCGAAAAATTGGTGTTGACGCTGGTCTGCTGCGGCAGATTAGTCTGCAGCGGCACATTGGTCTGCAGCGGCACATTGGTCTGCAGCGGCAGGTTGGTCTGCAGCGGCACACCGGTGACCGCGTTCGGGATCGCCTGGCCGCCAGCACCGCCGGTGACGTTGGTCGCGAACGAGCCGGGCGCCAGTATCCCGACATTGGGGACACCCGCGAGATTGATCCCTTGCGGCAGGGTCGCCGCCATGTTGCCGGCATAGGCGAGCGGTGTGCGCGCCAGATCGAGCAGTGCGTTGGTGGCGCCGACATAGGGGCCATAACCGCCGGCAACGCCCTGCGCCAGCCCGGTCTGTGTCCCGAACAGGCTCGCCAGTTGCGGGCTCAATACCTGGTTGGCGTTGTAACCGCTGGGTTTGCCGGTGTTCGGGTCGTACTGGTAGGCCTGGTAGGTGGTCGAGCCATACGGGCTGAACGTGTTGAGGTTGTTCAGCTGGGCCTGGGTCTCGGCGCTGCCGACATTGGACTGCAGCTGGGCGTTGGCGAGTGCGGTCGGGTCGACGCTCTGCGGCGCCGGCTGCGCACCACCGCCGCCGCCCTTGCAATGGTTGCCGCTAATCCGCCGCGGCGGGGGTCCCCGGAATTGCCGGCCGCCAAGCTTGCCCAGCCTGCCCTCGCGCAAGCGGGGGCGGAAGCGGGGGGCCGAGCCAGCGGCACTCGTGCGCCAGCATGCCATAGATGGCCGCATCGACGACCTCGTTTTCCTCAGGGGTTTCAGCAGGGATGGTCGCCCGCATGGCTTGGCGAGCGACCCCTTCGAGGGTAAATCCCAACCGGCAGAGGAATGCCCTTGTGGGCTGGTTCGTGACGGCGGTCCTGGCGCCAAAGCGCCGACACTTCAACGCGATGAACGGATGGTAGAAGCAGGCGAACAGGGTTCGCCGGTTGGCCCAGCGCGGGCTCACGGCAAAGATCGAGCCCTCGATATTCGGCCAGTTAAAGTCGTGGTAGGCGACCGCGGCGAGGAGCTCCGGCCCATCGGCAAAGCCAATCGCCGCGCCGGGACCCAGATCGACGCCCAGACCCTGCCCGACCCAATGGGCGAGGGCCTTGTCCCATCCGGTGACGACCTGGATCATTTTCCCGGCTCCAGCCTGCCCAGCCTGCCCAGCCTGCCCAGCCTGCCCAGCCTGCCCAGCCTGCCCTCGCGGAAGCGGGGGCGGAAGCGGGGGCGGAAGCGGGGGCGGAAGCGGGGGGCGGCCTAACGGCGGTAAGCGCCTGAGTGCCAGGTCGGAGGTCACCGCAGCACGCGGATCGCGTTTGTTGCTGTGCCGGTGCTTCTTCGACGGAACCGTCGGCCTGATCACGATCGAACGCGAGGTCCTGCAGCAACTCCTGATTGCAGATTCGGAAATTCCGAATCTGCAATCACGAGTTATGGCAAACGGCAAAACTCGCGTGGTACGCAAGCCGGCGCCAACCGCCGGGATCGGACCTCACCGTGCCGCTGCCGCTCGCCCGCCGCTAGGGTAGGTAGGGTCCGGGAGACGGCCCCTCAGCGGCCTTTAAAATCGATTTCTGGGTCGATCTGAGTAAACCTAGAGCGCCGAGCCCGGCTCGATTCTGAGATCGGTTCTGATCCACATCAGCGGCTGAGGCGAGACCGTCAGGCTCTGCACCGCGACGCTGATCGCGGCCCCGTCGCCTTCGGCGATATACCAAATCGTGTCGGTCTGCGCCGATCGCTCCCACGGCGTGGTGTTCCACGGCGTGGTGTTCCACGGTGTCGGCATGCCGACATGGCTGGCAAAGATCGTCATCACCGGCGGGTTGTAGTCGTAACCGAGACCGAACTGGTATTCGACGCTCTGCGCCGAGCGCATGATCGGCCGGATCGCCGCCACCCGCTTTTGCGTCGGCGTGCCGAACAGGTTCCAGGCCTGCTGGCCAAACGCGATGATGTTGGTGATCGTGCCGCTGACGAGCTCGTCGCCGCCGGGCACGCCGAACTGCACGACCCTGCCGTTTGTGGTGCCGAAATAGAGGTTGTCATTCCACACCGCCCAGCAATAGGCCGGCAGGTTGGTGTAACGGCACCAGGCGTCGAGCCCGGTGTGGTAGACGTGCTGCTCGAAGGTCCGATTGCCGTTGGCATCAAGCGCGATCAATGGCACGTTCATGACGAGCCGCCGGCCAAACCCCCAATAGATCGCCTGCCAGCCGGTCTGACCGCGGCCCTGACTGACCGCGGCCTGGCAGGCGCCGGCCGCCTTGGAGCGCGGCGGCACGGTGCCGAGCTTGAGCGCGATCATCAATTGCGACAATTTGGTGTAGTCCGAGCTCGTGATGATGTAGCTGTCGCCGCCATAGCGGCAGATCGCCCGCTGGCCGATCGGCGCCGGCGTCGTGTAGATGCCAACCAATGCCCAATTGTTGGGGTCCGAGGGATCCGTGCCGGAATAGACCAGGACCTCGCCGGTCGTCAATGTAAAGATCGTGTAAGTCGCGATCCCCAGACCGCCGTCATAGGTCAGGTTTTGCACGTTGACGAGGTAGGCCCCATCGGGGACCGTCATCTCGAACGGGAAGTAATCGAGATTGCCGGTGATCGCGTAGAGACCGCCATACCAGAAGCCGGTCGCGGAATTGGTCCAGAAATAGAGCCGATTGTGGTTGGTCTGCACGCCGATCAACTTGGTCGGGTCGAGCGGATAAGTGCTGCTCGGATTCTGCACAAAGCCGGCCGGCGCGAGCGTCGTGCCGTCGTAAGATTGCGGCGCATCATTGCCGTTCACCCAGAACAGGCGATGGTTGAACATCGCCGTCTGCCACCAGCCGCTGGTAAAGCCGGCGCCGAGCTGCAAATTCTGGTCGACGCCCCAAATCTTGTCTGACGTGGCACCAAGCAGATGGGTCAAGCCGGCCGAGGTCCACACCGCCAACGTGGTGATCGTCTGGGCCTCGCCGACGGTCTGATAGAGCTGCGAGCCTTCGCGCAACCGCACCCCGCCATAATCGGGCTGCCAATTGTCGAGGGTGATGGCGTCCTGCGGGTCCATCGCCTCGTACGGGTCGCGGGTGTTCCAGCCCTTGCCCGGCGCCGGCAACACCTGGGGGGTTGTCAGCCGGCGGGCGCGCGCCTGCTTGCGCTGGAGCGCGACGGCACGCTGCGCGCTGAGCGCCATCACACCATACTGCCGGTCAAGAGTGCCGCCAGTGTGTCCGAGGGCGACATACCCCCGCCGCCCATCCCCATCGCCTGATAGGCAGGGCTCAGCACGTCGGCCTGCTGTGCCGCCGGCAATTGCGCGGCCCTCGCCGCCTGCGGCCCGACCGCCCCGCCCGACAGCCCGGCGAGCACCGCGGCCAGCGGCGAAACCTCACCGGGGTTCTGCGGCACTCCCGGTGCCGGGGTGGCCGCTTGCGGCATGCCGGCCGGGGTCAGACCCGCCGGCTGGGCGCCGGCCGGCTGCGGGATCGTCGGCATGACCGGCGGCGCCATCGTGCCCGGCGGCATCGCCATCGTCGCCGCCGGCGGCAATGTGCCCCAGCTCGGCCTCGTCGTGCTCGGCGGCACCGACGGCAGAAAGCCGAATCCGTCCATCTCAGATCCCCCAGGGCTAGATGCCGAGTGTTCCGGGTGGCAGTTGCGGCTCCGGTATCACGCCGATCAATGGCCGCACCCCGATCCTGATCACCGGCGGCACCCGCGGCGTTTCCGACAATGTCCGCGGCACGCCCTGCGGCACCTGCACCAGGGTCGGGCGCTGCGGCTCGACCGGCCGGCCCGAGCGGACCGCCGGCGCCGCCCGCACTTCCGTCGACAGCGCCGGCGCCGAAGCGCGAGCGGCCAGCTGCGCCGCCATCTCCTCGGCAGTTAGCGGTGCCGCCGGCGCGCTCGCGGGACCTGGTCCTGGCCTGAAAGGCGGCGGCCGCCCGAGCCAATCGGGTGGCGGCTGCGGCTGCTCGAAGGGTGCGATCCGCGCCGCGATCTCCGGCGGCAACGGCGGCATCTGCTGCATCGCGGGGGGCGGCGGCACCGGCGGAAACGCGCCGAGCGAATACTGGCCGATAAAATCGTCGCGTTTGACCGCCGGCACCAGGTTGAGCGTCTGCGTGCCGCCGTCGCGCGCCACCGCCTTGTCGATCTGCCGCTCGGCCTCGTCCTTCTCCTCGTCATAGGCCAGACCAATGCGGCGCAGCATGCGCCAGATCGCATCGAGCTCGACCAGGTTCTCGCCGAGGATGCATCTATCGTTGTCGCCGGTCCAATCGACGGCCATCGGACCGCCGGCGGTCTGGATGTACCAGCCCGACTGGTACTCGAAGACAAAGGACGAGGTCTGGTCGGTGCTCGCCACCGCCGGGTCGATCGAGAACATCGTTGGCTGGCCCGACCCCTCGCCGCTCGGAACCCGGATGCGGTAGCGCCGCCACATCGTCGCCCGGCCGTAGATCGAGCTCCTGTACAATTGCCAGGCTTGCGGGCTGAGCGCTCCGCGCATCGCCCAATAGCGGCTGCGCTCCCACACCGTGTCGTTGACCAGGCGGAAGAAATCGGCCGGCAACGCATAGTCCGAGGCCCCGGTCGCGGTGAAGGTGTACTCGATGATCGTGTTGGTCCACAGCGCCCGCCGGTGCAACGCAAAGGCGGCCCGCCGGCTCTGCGCGATCAGCCGCCGCGCGGTCGGCAATTTGGAGCCCCACAATGGCGTCGGCGGATCGTCGATCCCGAGATCGCGGGCGACGTTGGAGCAGATCGTGGCCAGGGTCATGCGCGGACCTCGACGAGTCGCGGCAAAGCATCGAGGCGCTCGACCTGGACCTCGCCGCCGCACCACACGCTGAAGCGGCAGGCGATCTCGACCGCCTGGTCGGCGCGCGCTCCCATCGCCAACGCGCCAAAGGCGATCTCGGCGCCGGCCCCGCGGGCGTAGAACGGCGCC